GATCAAAGTTTCAGAGGTAGACATGCTTGAACTCCATTGTTGATACTATCTTACCATGAACCGAGGGAAATGTCAACCCTTAACTTCTTGAAGATAGTCTTGGACGTACAGATCGAACCGAGATGCGTGTTCCTTGCGAATGTCCATAGAAGTCGGACGCCAGTGCTGGCCGCCACGATGGTACATGTAAGCGTTCGGGTTGTCCTTACCAAGACGACCGCGTATCAGAACCTTGAAGCGACGAGCGTACTTACGACCGCAGTATTCCTTCAGCTTGACATTACCAGTAAGCTCATTAGTCTTTTGCTTGAGATTCAAGATCTTGGCAAGCTTCTTGACAGTGTCAATCAGCGGATCGTTGAGATCAGTGACTGTAGCTTTGTAAGCACTCGAACGACGATTAGGCATGCTCGTTCTCCTTAGCATTGCGTTCGATGAGTTCGTCAGCTTCTTCGCGAAGGCGATCAGCCAATTCTTCGAACATGATCAAGATTTGAGAAGCGCGCCAGTTGAAGCCATCAGCTTCACTGATAAGCTGGTCGATCTTCTCAGCCACATCATAAAGTCCAGTTACCGACATACCAATCTCCATTTGATGAGTCATTGTATCAAGCCCACCCAGGGAAGTAAACCGCTATTTTCGCATAGTTGGTATGCCCAGAGCGCTATTCTGGGCTCTGTGACATTTTTATCACACCGGTAGTGTTACGGAGATTGTAACAATTGAAAAGTAACGAGTTTTGTTACTCTTCTGCCTCTTCATCCATGACCTCTACAACGAAGTCATAGAGCGCTTCTCTGAGCGCTGTCTTGGCCGGAATGTATCTCTCTTCTTTGATCTTCCACATGTAACGATAGTTGCAGTTCTGTTCTTCCTGCCACATGTCGTCACGTGCATCGATCATCTCTTCGAGAGCCGAGATGAACTTATCGACGTTCTCTATCCGCTGCCTGTACTTTTTCATCGAGGTCTTCCTCCTTACGACTGAGGTCGTCTACTATAACATACTTGGCTTCCGGATCCAATTCACCGTATGCCTCGAGGATCTTACGTACTTCGATCAGCCTATCGATACACAAGCTGACCGTCTTCTGTGATACTGGGTCATTGTAGCCCTCGCGCAAGTCTGTAAGAACTGCGTCTAGGTTAGTGTCTATTGAGTAGTCTATCTGCACAAGATCGCCGTTGTCGAGACGCTCTTTGCCGCATGGAGGGAACAGGAGGTTTGCCACCTGTTCCAACTTTTCTTCTGCTGTTGTTTTGGGTTTCTTACGGATCACTTTAAACATATCGAACATGCTTCACCCTAGCTTTTCTTGCGACCTATGTTGTACTTCGCTTCGAGAGTCCAACTTCCCTTGTCTTTATAAGGGATGATCTTGATCTGGCTCATAGGAGCTTTTGGTTCCTTGGCCACTTCAGTGTTCACTATCTTGATAAGACCCCACTCTTCCAAGAGTCCGGCAATCGTGTTACGACGACCCTTGTCTTCGGAAGTAAAGTCTGAAGGTTTCCCATCGAGAGCAAACAGTTCTTTAAAATGTACTATGTAGTACTTACCCTGCTTATGAAGGATATGGCAGGATTGGTAAAGTTTCTGATCTTTTCTAGAGGCAACACCGATGCGAGTGAGAGTCTCCTTGATCTTCAGGAAGTCCTCTTCTTCCGCTATCCTCACCTCAACTAGCGTATCCAATAAATTAGTCATCTATCCACCTTTTTCTTCTATTTTTCTTATGGTGTCGAGCTGCTCCTCCGTAAGGATCTTCAGAGCTTGTCTGGCCTTGGTAGTATTGTATTTATAGTGTTCTTGAATTAGACTGACGAGCTCCTGTTCCTTCTTGAGGACTCTCTCCAGCTTCTTGTCGTTCTCAGTCTTCTTCTTGCCAAAGCGCTTGGCCTTACGGACAGAGTAGAACAGGTAGTGGTAGTGCAGCTTATCTGACAGGTGGTGATATATGTTCATCTCGTTGACATAGAACAAAGTGTCTATATGAGCAGACAGAGACGTGTTAGTACGCCACTGGTTGTACTTATGTTCTAGGTTACCATCGAGACTTAGTGGTTCTTTTTCGACGTTGATGGAGTTCTCATATCTCCAATCGTAAGCCGGCTTTACGTACTTCTCTTCCGGCTTCTCCTCTTCTCTCTTTTTGCCAGTGACGTCTATCAACATCAGGCAAACTCAACGTTGAGCATGACTTCTGCACAGAACGCAGCGAAGTTGATCTCGGGATTGGCCGAGAAAGCGTTCTGATACTGGTACTTTGCGATGAGAGTGATGAGAGCAGGAACGTATCTCACATCGAAGTACTCTGCTGAAGATTCATAGAACTCGTTGTAGAGCTGGTTGACGTCAGTATCGATGTTGTTCTTTACCCACTTACGAGCTTCGGTGAAGTTCTTGTCCTTCATGAAAGCTACCAGTTCTTTGATGGTAGTGCTAGTCATGTTTGACAAGATACCCGAGTCGATAGCACCAGTAGCTGAGTAGCGTTGTAGCTCGTTCAGTACACGACGCCAGTCGGGGAAGTGCTTCTTGATGACTTCAGCTACGACTGCACGATCAAACGTGATGTTCTCTGTAGTCAAGATCTTCTCTACACGCTTGAAGAACTGAGCAGCAAGTTTACCAGCAGCAGCCTTAGTAAGCTTGAAGTCAATTACGGAACAACGTGAATGAAGAGGTTCAATGATTCGGTTTTTGAAGTTACATGTGAGGATGAAGCCACAGTTCTTGGAGAATTCTTCCATGAAGTTTCGCAAAGCAGGTTGTGTGCTGTTTGCGTTGAGGTAGTCAGCCTCGTCCAAGATGACATACTTTCTACCGCCAGTAAATGACACTGTGGATGCAAAGTTTAGGATTTCATTGCGAAGGGTATCAATATTTCCATTCATAGACCCGTTGATGATGATGTAGTCACAACCCAGCTGTTCAAGCATGGCACGAGCCACGGTAGTCTTACCGACACCCGCGGTTCCAGAGAGGATTAGATTGGGAATATTTTTTTGATCTACGAACTGCTGGAATACTTTCTTCAGTTCATCAGGAAGGATAGTGTCTTCGATAGTCTGCGGACGATACTTCTCTACCCACAGGAATTCATTAAGCATGTCACGTCTCCATAATAAAGAAAAAGAGGGAAGAGTATATTAACCCTTCCCTTCAAGTTTGTCAAGCGCCGTAAGTAGAGGTGCTTGACACGAGTACCCAGTACTCAATCTCTGGATTCTTGAAGTGGGCGATACCCTTGGAAGAGATGTCCACTTCATAGTCAACGTTCATGAGCTTGATGATGTTTTCAACCTTGAAGATGATTCGGAAAGTCTTGTCAGTATCGCCGAGGTCGATGTTGAAGACGTTACCGCTTGGATTATCACCATCAAGAGCTTGGATCTTGATCTTGCTACCATCACCGACGATGGCAATCTCAGGAAGTTCAAGCACACCAGCAGCGCGGATGACTTCCTTGAGATTCTTGTCAGCAAGATTGAACTTAACGTCGACTGAAGGAAGGACTAGATCCTTCTCAGGAGCAGCCTTGATAGCAGACTCGTCTGCATAAGTAAAGTTCACGCTCTTATTTTCATCGAAGATCTTCACGTAAGAGTCGCTGAACTCAAGGTTTGGCTCGCTCATCAGAGAGACGGTTCCGAGGAAACGAGACAAGTTATAGACAGCGAAACGCTTGGTGAAGTTGTTCGGGACTACTGCCTTAGCCAAGATGCTCTTGGTAGGAGACATAGTAGTGATGACGTTACCCTCACGGAAAAGAATGCATGGACTAATACGCGAGAAGTTGTTCAGTACCGAAGTAGTCTTTGTATCGAGTTTCATTATATAGTTTCCTTTCACTTACGCTTTTTAATTGCATCTGGATCTGCTGTAGCAGAAGCACCGATTGCGGCCAAGTCTGACAAAGAACCACCGAAGATGTAGCTACCAACGTGTTGCAACTTCATCCACGGACAGAACCATGTCTTGATTCCTGCCTCTTGTGCTTTTTGGCAGAACCAATAGTCTTCAGACAGATAACGCTCGGACTTCGGATCGATCTCAGCTTGGAAGAACTGCATGATCTTACGTGAGCCGTCGAAGTGTTCTGTGCGAACGTGATCTGGCTTATACATGTATTGATCTTTATAGGTGTCAAAGAACTTCTGCATGGCCTGCTTAGTGACCATCATGAAGCCGGTGCCGATCTCGAGGACTTCGCATGGTTCACCGATCGGGATCGATGTCGTGCCGTTCTTTGGATTGAACACGAAGTCACCGACAAACTTTTCGAGGACGTTAGGATCGCGATCAGCGACGCCCTTGTCGACTGCAGCCTTGATCTTTTCCCATGAGATACACTTCTTAGGATATGGTCCACCGATGATCTCGTACTTCTCAGCGTCTTGAATCTGAAGAGCCATCATGGCGATGACGTCTTGTGGATTGAAGCCGATGTCAGAGTCGATGAACATCATGTGATGTGCTTCAGAACGCATGAACTCGTCGCAGCAATAGTTACGGGCGCGAGTGATCAGAGACTCATTGAAGAGGTAGTAGAACTGAAGAGCGATGCCGTACTGAGTACAGATAGCAGACAAGTCTGCACAAGACTTAGCAAACATACCAGCGCACTGTCCACCGTACATAGGTGTAGCTACGAAGAGCTTGTGCTGCCTTAACTTTTCAACGTCAATCTTAATTTCCATGAAATATCATCCTTTATCGTTATTGTACTGGGTGTCATGAACATGTAGTTGAATGATAGCGTAATGAATGACTTTCATCAAGTCCTTACGCCAATCCTCGGGCGTTCCCTTTTTACCATAGCGCTGAGAGTACTTCATCACGTTACCGACACAGAAACCTGTACCGTGACCCGAATCGATGATGAACTCTGTGGCTTGAAACTTATTACGCGAGTAGTGCTCACCATAAGTTGCTGCTATGTATGCGAAGATCTCGTTAATATATTCGTCTTCATTATACTTATACGAACTTTCGTCCTGCATCTAACCTCCATGACCAATTATGCAAAAAATTCTTCCAAGTTTGCGGACTCATTAGCATACTCAACGCTCTGAGTATGGTTGTACTGGTAAACAAGATCTTTACCGATCCAGTCTCTCTTGCCTTCCAAGACTGCCTTGACTTCTGAAGCCATGTCCATAGCAGTCTGAACAGGAACGTTCTGACAGATGTGATTGACGCTTTTTCTAGGATTCAACAAGATGTAGTCTTCTGGCATACCCATGATAGTCAGAGCTTCACGATAGGTGATGTACCTATCTTCATGAGGATGAGTAGTCATCATTGGGTAGTGGCCCACGAAAGCTCCGATGTAGTCTTTCGGCACGATCGTTCCGCGCCTCATTATATTACCACCACTTTCGAGCTTTGTAAACATCCTATCGCACTTTTCTACTTCTTTTTCGAAGCCTTCTTTCTTCATCCACTCACCTACCTGTTTGTAAGTATGGCCGTGGAACTCGATTAGGCTCTTGGCATCTAAGTAACGAACTGCGATGTCGGAAGTATCTAGTTTATCGAAGTGCTCACGATGTGTGATTCCGCCGTGTACGACTTCAAGCAAGTAGCGATAGTACGGGTCATCAGTGGGCTTCTTCTTGTTGATGGGTTCCATCATGGTATTGGACTTCGAAGCACCAAAGATAACGTCTTCGATCTTAGTATAGTCTCGATTGAAGTACTTGAGAAGAGGAACTCTATCACCCTTCCAGAAGAAATAGAACGTACGCTCTCTGACCTGCGGTACACCATGAAGCAAGCTCTTGGTGCGATACAGCGTCATCGTGTATCCGTTCTCTTTACCGATGGCAATGAGCTGTTCTCTGATCGGCTTACCGACTTTGCCTGCCAATGCTGGTGCGTTCTCACCCCAGAATACTTCTGGTCGCATCTCACCGAGAACGTACTTGGCTGTCTCGATCATCCAACGATTGTTTTGATTGTGCTCACCGTACTCCATAGAGAACATAGACAAACCAGCACACGGACAGACCGAAGATACGACGTCTACATGATGCGGGTGTTTCTGATCTTTATCTAGGAGATAGTACGGGACTTCGTTGTCCCAATAGTTGAGAAGGTGTGATTCGTTAGCAGAGAAGGGTGAATAAGAGACTATGTATTCTGGTCTTGTACCGAATACTTTAGTCGAAGCGATGGCTTCGCCGCCGATCAGCGGAATGATAGTCGCGTGTTTCATAAAAAAGCCTCAAGAGTATCATGTTGTACTCCTTTATTTATAGGAGCAGTCAGACCATTCCATTCCCATCCTTGCCAGTGTGGGTAAAACTCTCTCGATAGATGCACTGACTGTGGCTTCTCCATGTACTTGAAGTCAAGTTCACCGATAGCGTTGGTCAATCCATCCACCCACTCAAACACATGAACGTTATCGAGTTCAGACGTCTGAGCCAAAAGCTCTTGCTTGAAGAAGCGACGAATCTTATCTCTCTCGATGCGAGTACCATAGAACGGAGTCTTTTCATACCAGCCGGTCTTAGGAATATGTCGCTTCTCGTTCTCAATTGGAAGAAGTTCATATAGAGTTACTTGTGCACCATAATGATCTGCAACTTCTTTGGCTTGTTTGACATACTCTGTCACGATGTCGATCACTGCTTGTTGAGGATCTGGCTGTCGAAGTAGATGATGGCGTACGTCGATGTTACCAAAGTAGAACTCAATGTTATTGAACTTAGCATCAGTTGGTTTGATGAACGACATAAGTCCCATCTTAAGAGCACCATGAAGTGTCTTAAACGGTACAGAGTAGTTGACCCATCCTGGACGATACATGCAAATTGCATGAGAGTCGCCGATGGCTATGTTAGGATACAATCTAATGAGATTAGGATCGACCACTTCTGCAGTCTGTTCCATTCTCTTGATGTTGTCCCAATCCACCTGATTCCAGCGTGGATCGATCTCTTTGTTCTTTGAAGAAGCCAGGTCTACTTTATGCTTCAGTTGATCGTAGTAGTCTGGAAACGGAATAACCAACGAGTAAACTTTACCTTTGAACTTAGAGAAGTTCAGAAAGTTGTCAACATGTGGAAACTCTTTGAGACCACCAAAGAGATTAAGATGTCCTGACCAATCATTACCATGATATACGTACATCTCATCAAAAGTATTATGATCTTCCACATAACGCTCCAACGACATGTTGATGTAGATGTCTTTGCCTGCTTGCTTTAGCTGATCGGCATAGATCACGCCCTGAGCAGCGCGATGACTACTCAGGTTCTTAGCAATGGGAATGAAAGGTGCTGTAAGTACTGCTGTCATAGAAACTTGTCCCAGTCTCGATAAGAGTCTATTCTATCATAAATCGATTCATCTTGTAACTGCGGTTCTGCACCAACGTTCCACATCAAGATGTTCTTACCAGTATTTTTGGGGATGTACTTCCATACTTTCGCGTCGTATGTGGGTACTGTCGGAAACGGAGGCATGTTCTCTGCTTTTTCAGGAGTCGTGAACGGTAATGGTTCTGAGATTACGTTACCTCTACCAAGTTCACCCTCTTTAAGATTACGTGCTACTGCCACACAATGAAACTTTGCTTTTGGCCATGCGATCTGAAGCGCGCGAGATAGCACACCAGTCGAGATAGCTACATACACTTCGTCTGGTGGATCGATCTTAGAAGCAGCGTGTACGATACCGGCAGTAGCTAATTCATGTCTCAGACCAAGTGGAATGAAGAACGCATCGTTCTTCTCTGCCCATGCCATAGCTTTCATGTTTAAGATGGGCATGGCAGCAATGCGTTCAAAGATGACTTCTGCACCCTGTTCGATGCAACACGCCTGATGAAGAGATACTCTCTTCGAAGACGGCATGAACAGAGTAACTTTCTTATTATGATGCTTTGCTACGTCGAGGATGGATACGCCAGCAAGACCAGTACGAGGCTGTGAATAGACGATGCGCTCGTAGTTAGTCTTCGATGCAAGAAGATCACCTGCTCGTGTCTTCGTACCTACGATTAAGTCATCACGTACTACTCTGACTCCCTCGTGTTCGATGACTACAGGATCTGGATTGTATGGAGTCCAACCCTCTGTCATAGCAAGGTAGTACTCGCGAGCGGCTTCGTACCCGTAGATACCGACGTCTTTGTTTAGACCGTCGATTACGTGATTATTGTGCGCCATATTGATTCGTCTTCAGTGACCAGTTACGAGGATAGACCCAATCATAAGGGATCTGTTTGGTAGTCTGCTTAACGCCGTTACGAATTGCTATGTGCTTATAGAAGAAGCATAGCTTGTCTTCGATGTTGAGAAACTTATGAGTATGAATAGGATTGCTAAGATGTTCTCTCAAATAAATCATCTTATCTAAGAAAGAATGACAGGCTGCATTCATAGCGATGTAGTTACCGTCTTCATCTATCTCGTACTTAGCTTTCGACATATAGTGCGGGCAGTCAAACACCTGAACGATGCCGTCAAAGAAGCCAGTGCCACCGTGCAGGAAAGATTCTGGATCGACCCATTCAGGATGAGTCATGGCAATGTGACGAGCTGCGTTCTTGCATGGATACATCGCGTTGCGAAAGCCGTGCACTCTGACGAAGTACTCGTTCAATTTCTTGGCGTACTCCATCATAGCGTATGGTCTGTTCTTCTCAGTCAGAGTATGATGCATCTCTTCGGCAGCCTGCATAGGTGCAACAGTCAGCCACTCTTTGACGTCAGTATCTTTTGGATAGTAGATCTGAAACAAGTCAGAACGAGCGTGTCGTTCTTTCTCGAATCGTCTCTTCATGGCATCTACGCCGCCGTTCTTCCAAGCTAAGTAAGTAAGCCAGTGCTCGTTGGTGAACGAGAACAGAAGACATGCCTCGAGGACAGTCTTCGGATCAGTTACCTTCTTGACTTCATCTACGAACGGACACTCATGCCAGTGTAGTCGATGAGAGAACTGTTGATAGTTCTCGGCCAACAGAGAGTCTTCTCTCTTGTCATAAGCTCTGCAGAACTCAAAGAACTTCTCAGTTCGTTCTTCTTGTGACCACTTCCACATCCAGCTTCGAGTCGGCTTGCCCTTCTCGTCAAGCTCGACCTCACTAAGATTATCATATACTATATCGTTGGAAGTGTCAACTAATTGTTCAGCTAACCAGTTCATTGACTTTCCTCTTGTACTCTTCGACAGTCATATTGTTCATCTTGAGTACGTAGTCGTCTGAAGGATGAACGCTCAAAGAGTTAAACGAGTGAATCAGACCAAGATCTAGCATGGCTTTTTGCCTGCCGAAAGGATGATCTTTGATCTTACAAGAAGACCACAGCTTGTCTCTATCTAGATGATCGTAGTCTGCACCTGGCTTGACATAGTTCTCAACCCAACGAATGAAGTCACAACACACGTCTTCTGCGTTGTACGGATATGCACCCGTATCTTCATAGATCTTCACCATGACCGCATCTAAGAACTTCTCTTTGTTCATGCGTGTAGTGTTGACTGCAAGATAAGAGATGCATTCGACTGCGTTGCTGCCGTAATAGAACAGACTCTCTTTGTTCACGTATTGTGGATACCAGTCGGCTATATCGGCAATGAACGCAGCGTACTGGAACTTGTACAGCTTTAGATCGTGCTTTCTATTGAACTCGAACAACCACTCACCCATCTCACGAAAGTCTCGCTTCTGGCCAGACTCAAGCCATTCAGCCATCTCGCGACAGAGCTTGGGTGCAAAGACGCTGAGGTAGTAGTCGCCTGCACGACGATAGTGTGTGTTCTGAGGGATCTTGGGGAAACTAGGGAACTGATAGCCAATAGAAGTATAGAACGGCTTCATCATGGTATTGACTAGCTGCACCATCTCTTCGATGTCTTTACAGGTGTACAGATCAAACAAAAGAGTGTTGTAGTAGCCAGAAGGTTTTGTAGAGTAGTTGATGCCAGAACCAGTGATTCGATGAAGGAGAAAGACGTACAGCCATTCTGGAAGCTTGAAGTCTGAATGCTTACCAGTCCAGTCAGTAGCCACGCGCTTGCGCTGAACTGTATGGATACCCTGCACCATCTTTGGCCAGTAAGGATGCTCTTCTGTCCAACCATAAAAAGCGTCGTTGACGATCTGAGAGAATCCAGCGAACTTACGTTCTACGACGTCGTAGAGTTCAACGTGCTCCAACAAGTCGTCTTTCATTTGGCTTTCGGTGTACTTAACAGTTCCTAAGTTACACTTAGCCTGTTGGTCTTTTGCTAACTCAAAGTAGCGAATGTATTCATCATAGTATTGTGTAGTCTCAAGCATCAAGATAGTCTTTCAAACTTTCGAGCATCTTCGCTTCGTATTCCTTGCTGTTGAGGTTACGATTACGTGGCGACGGATGGTCGATCTTATAATGTGGGATATTGTATTTATCCAATACTCTTGACACTACACCACCAAGTGCAATGATCTTCTTTCGATTTGCACACTTGATCTTTAGTTCTTCTACATTGACAAGTTTAGTGTCGACTGAGTTGACTTCGTTGATGATGTTACAGAAGTCCCACTCTTTGAGACCAACGTGTGTAGTCCAAGTCAACAGACGTGCAAAAGTACCGTTCTTGAACGGCTTAGTGTTCGAAGACGGCGATAGACCAACTATCAAAAAGTCTGGATGACCAATATGACCTGGAATGAAGTCTGGTACAGTTTTAATCATTGTTATTCCAATAATCTAGAGAATTCTATACCGGCTTCGAAGAACATTTCTTGTGTAGTCCTGAAAGAATCTCGCCACTTATCATCGATCTCTCCTGGATAACACATGAACACACGCTTCACTCCAACCTGAATGACACCCTTAGCACATTCAGAGCAAACGGGAAGACCATGCACGAACAAGTCAGAATCTTTCAGAGACATGCCACTGAGAGAAGCATTGTATATGCAGTTCATCTCCGCATGTACGACGTACTTTAGTTTAGTCTCTCTATCATTGAGTCTATCTTCTGAATCGTTGATACCACGTGGAAAGCCGTTGTAACCCTGTGAAAGGATCTGACCCTCTTTGCCGACTACGACTGCACCGACTTTAGTACGTGGATCTTTAGACCAAGACGCTATCTCTTTGGCAAGACTCGTATAACGTCTTACCCACAATCCTTCACGACTGTATAAGATCGAAGTGTCGTTCATAGACATGTAAGCTTCCTACGTTCCAGTGAATGTCACCCGGTGGAACACCGACTTCTGTTGAGAGCTGATCAAGTACATGCTTCTGCCAAGCGTAGTCGTTCTTGTAGCCAAAGACGACGTCGTTGCTTCGCATCTGAACTACACAATCAAGTCTACTCTTGCGAATCAAGTACTGGACTGCATTGGTACACATGAAGTCGCTGCGACCGTTGTGATTGTAATCATACCACATATTCGGACGAGTATAGATCATGGTAGCGCGGCGTGATTCAGGATTCTTACGAAGCTCGCCAAGAACATTTTCGTATTGCCAACAATTAGCACCAGACCAGATACACCAACCATAATTGGAATTGATATATCCGTTATTGTCACAGACTTGTTTCCAGATAGCTGGTGGTCCACCAGGAATGTCGTTTACACTTAGAGACATAGACTTATACCATTCAAGCTCTCGCTGAACGTAGTCCTCGTTAACCTTACCAAAGATAGAGGGTTCATCGGCAACGAAGCTAGCGCCGACGATCTCAAGCATCTTCACACCAGTCTTGTCAGTAACGAAGTCTTCTACTTCTAGAAGATCTAGAAACTCACGACGAATGTCTTCTACAAAATTACGAACGTGCATGTTATACGATCCTATTGAAGATGTCACGACCGAGTTCTTGACCATCTACTTGCTGGCGAATGTATGATACAAAGAACGAAGCGTAGTTGATCAGATCCATAGCTGAGTCTTCGAGAGACTCATAGTTAGGAGTATAGTTAGGATCATTGAGCATAGCTTCCATAACAGACTTCATACGAAGCATCTTAGCATGCATAATGTCATGAATAGTGAGACAACCGTTAGGATAGTAGTCAGCCTGACGAACACGAGACGTGTTGTTCTGATAGTCAGTAGCTTTCTTGTTCTGAAGGTCGATGCACTGCTGGAGTACAGTAACAGAGTAACGATCGGTCATTACACAAACCTCTTGTGTTTAGAGTTGGCTATCGAGTTATAGTAGACTTTTTTAGTCCGTTCATCATGTATAGTACCAAGAAGCGTGCAACTTGTCAACGGATAAGTTCTATGTGTTCGACCCATTCGATCTTGACAGTATTCCCAACAGTTCCTATGATCTTCGCACCTGTATACTTGGATTCCGTCTTCTAGTTTTTCTGGAATACGATTGAAGAACAGGACTTCGACTCCGTCAAGTTTAGGCCATTGCTTAGCATCCATCCAAAAGCCTTTTGTTTTTTCATTCTCACGGATAGTCTTGACTTCATATTTGTTACCATTGATGGTTCCGTCTTTCTCGCTGTCGAACCAGTCTTCAGAACGTATTGCATCGGAGAACATTTCGGTAATGATCTGTTCCCCGATTTCACCGTTCTCTATGTTACGCTTTTTTTTCTCTTCATTCTCTTGGCGTTGCCATTCAGATAGTTTCATTTTTAAACTTCACATCTACTAGATCGCCGTGATTGTTCCAATGAGAAGGAGCAGTCCAGCCCGGTGGCTTGATTAAGTCTGGCAGACCGAGAGGATTAGGTCGACCCTCTTTGACTCCGACTTCTTTATTCATGTTAGCTTCCAACACTTCGTTCCAAGCTTTGTAAGCATCCACGTTATAAGCATCTAGAGTACCGATAGCAACGACGCAAAGATCGATGAGAGCATCGACTACGTCTTCTGGCCCCTGAGCGTTCTTCAGTTCGTCTAGTTCTTCCTGAAGAAAGTTGATACGAAACTCAAGAAACTTACTAAGTTTCTCTGAGTCCATCTTCTCCATGACTTCATGAGTCTTGTAGTGAAGATGCATAGTATAGATGTCACGTACCCAATCTTTAGACATTAATCCACTCCGGAGGTTGGCGATTGGTCCACTTATGCATTTGTGATTTGCCAATCTTATAGTAGTTTCGATAATTTGTCAACGGATCATCACTGATCTTGTACTCGTCAGCCATCGCACTAGGCATAGTAGTCATGTCATAGTCTCTAAGATTATGAGGGGGAGACTGAAGCATGTAAGCCAGTTCGCCGTTACAGGCATGTACTTTCTTGTAACGGTGCATGTACTCGTTCATCAGAGCATAGAAGTGCTCGACTAGCCAGAGATAGTTCTCAACAGAAGTTCGAGCCCATACAGCAGAAGGATGGTTCATATGTGTAGCTTTGTACAACACATTTTCACGCGCGTCGTCTAGCTTCCAACGCTTGACCTTGCGATAGCGTGCTGGAACAGAACCAGCCACGTATCGTTCTTCGATAAGTTCTCTACCATCGAGGAGACGATGAGCTGTGGACAGAAGCTGAGCAGATTCCAAGATCATCTTGACAACGTGTTTATCGACCATCATCTCGGCAGCTTTAGCCGGATCATGATCTAAGTAAAAGATGTTCAAGCAAAGACTCCATCGGAAGGTTTGATGTAGATACCACTTATATCACCTTTGCGCCATTTTGTCAACGCGTTTTCTCTATGATACCGGTTTGCTTTGTTGTAAAACAGCTCTCCGTCCATGTGGTCCATCTCATGTTGAAAGACTCGAGCAGCCATACCACGAAAAGTTTCAGATTTGATGTCTCCGTTCGGAGTATTAAATCTTACTCGAATCTCTTCAGATCGCTTGATCTTGACTACCAAGCCAGGAAATGAAAGACATGATTCTTCCATGATCTTAGTCTTATCACTGAAATAAACGATACGAGGATTGAAGCATACGAAGTTTTGAGGATGACCTCGCATCGCAAACACTCGATAGGGAATACCTACTTGATTCGCTGAGAGACCAAGCCCGTTCTGATCATACATAAACTTGACGAGTTCATACGCAAATTCGGCTGGATCAAATGGAGGATTAGTGAAGTCAAACTCTTCACACTTCTTTGTCAGTATCGGGTCGTTCGGTGCTACTAGCTTCATCATCTTTTTTCCTTACAGTCCACTTGCCTTCTTTAACTTCCCAGAACAACTCGGTTCCATCACACCAGCCCATCTGCGCTAAAGCATCTACTGGTAACGGCATCCAGAGTCCACCCTCTTCGTCTTTCTCTACTTCTACTATCCACTTAGTCATGATGCTATCCTGCTAAAGTTTTGTTTCTTCTCGAACTTGATGACTGACTCAAACTTATCATAGAGCTGATCACCCTTATGACTTATAATAAACGTATTCGTGTCACCTGTCAAGTTCTTAATGATCTTCAAGAACTCTTCAGTTCCAGTAGTATCTAATGAGCTATCAAAAACTTCATCCATGATAAGTAAGTTAGTAGACACAGAGTTACGAAGACGAGCGACTGCGCGCCAAGTAAACAATATAGCCAGATTGATACGCATCTTCTCACCCTCTGAGAACGAGGCGTAAGAGAACTCGTCTCTAAATCTTGACTTAATCGTTTCATTGAACTCCTCGTCGAGCTCAAACTGTACAAAGAAATCAAGAGCGCTAAGATACTTGTTAATAAGCTTGTTGATGACTGGCACATATTGCTTAATTATCCTCGCTTTGATGCCACCGTCTTTTAGCAGATAAGAAGCAACTGTATAGATCTGCTTCTGATCCATAGCTTCATTATAGCGTAGCGCTATCTGTTCCATCTCTTCTTCAAGAGCAGTAAACTTCTCGGCTTCGTCTACACTATGAGATTCATTGATATTATCGATCTCACGCTGTAGCTGTTTGATATAGATCTTTAGTTGTTCGATGTGGTTATTGTTCTTAGATATTTCAACTACTAGATCTCTTACTTTGTTGTTGATACGATTGATCTCATAGATCTTAGTCTTATGCTCTTCGTACTTTTCTTTAAGAATAGTTAGTTTTTCTTTAGACTCATCAAGTTCTTTTGACTTGTTCTCGATCTGTTTGTTCTTGAGTTCTCGAGAGATGACCTGTGTACATGTAGGACAATCATCATGATTAGAAAAGAACTCGATGTCGTTGTTGTATATGGCAATGCTGGCTTCAAGCTTATGCTTCATACGACCGATCTTGTCGATCATCTTCTCTACTTCTTCGACGTCTTTAGTCTGAGCTGCAAGATCTTCTGCTTCTTTCTTTAGAAGATCGCTCTGAACTTTGATGTCTTCGATCTTTTTATTTGTCTCTTCGATTAGATTATTCTTCTCTTCGATAAGCTTCTCATTGGTGCTCTGCTTCTCTTTCAGGTGTTCCTGAATGAGCTTCATCTTTTCAGTTACTACTTTTTGATCAGAAGCTATATCGACTAACTCGCCGTTGTTTTGCTGCATCTTGTCTTTCAAGATGGAGTTCATTGTAGTAAAGATCTGAAGGTCAAGCAGATCTTCGATCACTTCTCTGCGCTGTGCTGCTGGAAGCTGCATGAACGGAACGAAAGAAGCTGAACCAAGCATGACTACTTGACAGAACGATTTGTAGTTTAACTTTAGTACTTGCTTCTCGAGTACTTCTTGATAGTCACGCATCTCTGCTGACTGATTGATCAGATTACCGTTCTGATAGACTTCAAAGACGTTTGGCTTCTGACCACGAACGATCCTGTACTCTGTCTTACCGATAGTAAACTCTATCTCTACCATCATGTCTTTGCGTGTGATGGTATTGACTAACTGAGGCTTGTTCACCTTACGAAATGGCTTACCAAAGAGAACGTACGTGATAGCGTCGAGGATGGTAGACTTACCAGCCCCGTTCTCGCCGACTATGAGTGTGTTTGTAGACTTGCATAAGTCTATCTCTGTGAAGATATTTCCCGTAGAGAGAAAGTTCTTCCATCGTAGTTTTCGAAAGATAATCATTCTATCGTCAGTGCTTCCTGATATAGGTCGACTATAGTCTTCTCAAGCTTATTAGTATCGATCTTCTCGTTGTCAAGTTGACCGATGTACTTCTTGAAGATCTGCATCGTTGACTCAGCTTCATTGACGATGCTGTCGTCCTCTTCAAGGTCCATGTGATGATGATCTTCTACGATCTGCATCTCTATCACTCCGACTTTCTCGAGATCTTCGATGAACTTATCGAATCGATACGGATTAGTCTTGTTAGTAACGATCACTTTTACGATCTTGTCTTTCCAGTGTCTGAGATCGTAACCCTCTGGCTCTTTGCCAATAGTAGCGTCGTCGTACCAGAACTTATCGAACATCTTATACGGATTCTCGATAAATGTCAACTCCCTGGTTTCCGTATCCAAGACGTGAAAGCCTCTAGGATCATCATAATCGCTCCAAGTAAACTCAGCGTGACTACCCAGATAATGTATAGTGCCATCAGAGGAACGATGATGATAATGCCCAGAGAGAACAAGATCAAAACGATCAAACAAGGAACGATCATCTCCATGAGAAACCATAGATCCTCGGTACATCTCGAACCCCGCGAGCTCCAAGTGGCCCATGATGATTTGAGCCGGCGTAGTGCGGATCTTGTCGAGGGAAAGCTTTCTGTTTTCATCGCATATCCAAGGTGTTAGAAGGATGGAAGTATTTTCAAAATCTACTTCTACTGGATGATGATCATAGATCTTGAACGTATGATACTTTCCAGCTACTAGTTCTCTGAGAGCATTGACTTCATTGGTGTTCTTGAAGTAAGTATCGTGGTTACCAGCAATGAAGTGAACGTTCAAGCATCGATGATACAACGGAAGTAAGAAGTCTTCTCTCAGCCGCCTTGCAGTGTTAATATTGATATACTTGCGGCGATCAACGAGATCGCCAAGATGAACCACAGTATGTATATCGTTACTATCAATGTATGGCAAAAAGACGCTATCCAAGAACTTTTTGGAGTTGTCCATGAACGAAAGATTGTCATTACGTACTCCCCAATGAGTGTCAGTTATCAATGCAATTTTCAAGAGCAATACTCTCTGGTTACTTTCCAACCTGGAATACGCTTACGCTGTTCGTTCTTAGCTTTAGTAATAGTCTCTTCACAATATTCACGAACTGCTTCTAGGCGCATGATATAGTTCTGCAACTCATTGTCGCGAGTTGTAGGATCTTTAATCTTCTCTGCGATGTCCTGTATGTTAACTGGAACTAGGTGCATGTTCTTCTTGAGCATCGTCGTCTTCCTCTAAAAACTTTTCAATACCTGTCTTGTTCTTCTTGACCGCCTTGACTCTTGAAAGCTTCTCTTCAAAGTTTTTAATGAGCTCTGATGAGTACTCGTTATGAGTCTTAGTTCCGGTCATAGCAGTCTCTTCGATCATCTCATCCAATAGATTCGTGTACTCGAAGTTCTTGTGTTTTATATAGGTTTGCTTCTTCTCTTTTTGAATACGTCTGATGAACGCATACCATGCGATCTGAGTAAAATAGGCAAAAGGATTACTAGACTTAGCTGGGTCGAAGTTGTGTGCACCTATGACACAGTTTTCAATAGCGTCAGCGATCATCTCATCTTTATAAGAGTAACCAATGAAGTTAGGTTTTGTAGCCAAGTTGTTGCATATAAGAAGAAAACACTTACCAACATAATTAGGGATCTGTGGTAATGGTCTTTTGTCCTTTTTTGCTTCTTCATACGCTGTCTTATACTTAACCATCTCTTCAAGAAGAGACTTATTGTTGACGTAGTGTTTAGCCATTATGCGCCTTTTAAGTTTACTGGATACAGCTTGTAGTCAAACTTCTCCTCGTTGTATATCTTCATGCGTTCAACAAAATGCAAAATAGTAAAGTTCTTTCTGGTCTTCCATGTCAGATCGTCCGCGATGTCAAATAAGACAGCGCTATCTTTGCTGTCTGACTTACGTAGTCCGCGACCAATTGACTGTAGATTTCGTATCTTGGATTTTGAAGGACTAGCAAATATAATGTTATGCAGGTTACGAATGTTAACACCTGTGGAGAAAGTTCCATAGCTAGCGACGATAATCGCGTTTGGTTCTTTCTCAACGATGTGACGAATCTGTTCACGTTCATCGCCGTCTACTCCACCATGTACAAAGAAGACGGGTCTATCCTCGTCTTTTAGCATATCATATAGTATCTTACCATGCTTTTCTACGAATTGAAACAGCAAAAGTGTGTTTCCTTTCAAAGAAAGTGCAAGATTCTTGATGAACTTATTTCTGGCTTCATTTCGTACCAGAAAGTCCATCTCTGCTTGATAGTCTGCGTTCTTAAGTTGTTGTCTTACATCGTCAGGGTACTTAAGGATTATCGCCTTGATCAAGAAACTTGCTAAGTGTTTTTGTTCTATCAGTTCGGAAGTGGATGTGACTCTTCGCACGACACCAAACAGACCCTCAAGGACGAGTTTGTGTGTTTGTGATCCATCCAGAGTACCAGTGAAACCAAAGCGATGTGCGCAACCGCCAAGCTTAGACA